AAAAAAAATTTTTTTGTGGAAAACGATATTTCCAAACCCCCCTATTTTTCACTCCTTGATATTTTGATAATTTTTGTTACTTTAATTCGATTGGCTCACTTTCGAAAAATCAACCATCAACCACCTCATCGATTCCACATAATATACCTTATGTGGAATTTGCCTACATCGGTACACTATCCATTTGTGAATTATCTATAGAAATCATCAGGTTATAACCTGATGACACCTTACAACTTGTAATACAAGGCATGAGACGCATTTAAATCGATTTTAAGCGTAGGGGAATATCCGATGTGTCTTGATGACTTAAAGGGACTAGGATTGCAGCCACAGGCTTTTAAACGCTTTCTAGAGGTGGTTTTAAGTGGGACAATGTCTGAACCAGTCAGATAGGGACTGATTCAGGATTATCTAAAGTTATTAGCTTAAAATAAGGATAAGTCTATAGTTAGGGGGTAGATATTAGCTATAAATAAGGGTATGTCTAAGCTATAGTCTTAGGTATAGCTATAGACATAGGGGGGGCTAAGAGGTTAAATATCAGCACAAGCCCACAAAATATTTGGACACATCCCTGAACCTTAGCCAATAATATCAAGTACTTACCTATACAGTACTAGTCTTGCGTAAGGCAACCACAAAATATTTGGACACATCCCTGAACCTTAGCCAATAATATCAAGTACTCTTAATAGCGGTGCCCTTCCGTCACTGCTATTCTTCCTATAGTCAAATCCCATAACCGCCCCCTTGTAAGCACTGATACAGATAGTCACTCACTGACCAGTGGGAGGCAATTTTAAAAATAAGGTAACGCCGCAATTTTGAATTTTCCCACGACCAATAGCCACCAGATACACACAAGTTCAAAAAAAACTGCCTCCAGTGGAAGCAGACTCCGAACCCGTGGATGGGTGGCTTGTTAGTCATCCAGCCCAATGCTGCTGTGACCTCCCCCATCCTTTTCTGGCCGCACTAAATGACCGCCTAGAATGAGGAACTACTACTCTCTCGTGGTAGCAACCGTAGACCACCTATACCACCGAGTACCTCCCTTGTCAAGATTTTTTTTTTTGACAGAACTGACGGTATGTATCATAATCATATGTGGTATGGTTGTATAGACTTCAAAGGAGGCTACAATGAGCGATAACAATGAAACCGTAAAAATCACGTTTAATTTGCCTAAAAAGGAATTTGATATTTTGAACCTTCTAGCGGAAGAGCTAAAAATGACAAAGACCGATGTCATTAGAAGAGGATTAAAGCTAGAAAATTATATACAAGACGTGATTGAAAAAAAAGAAAAAATATTAATCGAAAAAAATGGCGTGTATAAAGAGCTTATAATCACATGAATGCAATAATTCTTTAAGAGCTAATTTTTTAATTTTTACTAGCAAAGTTTGCTGTATTTTAATAGAATAAGCAGGACGAGGGAGAGTAATGACTGGCAACATCAAATGCACTGAATACTTACACAGTTGTTTTAAAAAGAATTTTAGGCCTTGCGAGGGTCTGAAGGCGGAAATTTTACGACTGGTCAAAGAGGGAATACCCCTAACCAGATGCTTGGAGATATACCTGATCGATCCTGGAACTTATGCCAAATGGAAAGAACTAGCCATGAGAGGGGATAATGAGATGCTTACATTTCACCATGAGCTACAAAAAGGGGAGGCGTCCTTTGAAATAGACCTTATTCGCAAAGCCAAGCAACGTCCTGCTTCTGCGGCTAAGTTACTAGCGTCCCGATTTCCTGATAGGTGGCACACTTACGAGCCTTCGCCTTTATTGGAAGTGACTAGCAAAGATTTAATGGTATACTTAGACCCTCAATCAAATAAGAAGTCGATCCCAGAGAAGGTAAAATGAATATAATAATACTAAGGTACGACAAGGAAATTCACCATAACTTCGTGAAAGGCTACCTCACTTCTAGCCTAAAATACGGTATACTTTATGATGCAGACCAGCAAAAACGGAAATTGCTACTTGCAGAAATCTTACAAAATTTCGGGGCATTTAAAATTTCCGTGGCCGTAGATATCCAAGATGCTAAATCTTTTGTAGGCTTCTGTATTGCAGAGGACACCATAGTGCCTCGTCTTCGCTACATCTACGTCAAAAAGCATAGTCAGAAGCAGGGAGTGGGTCGACGATTATTACAGGCAACTATTGACTTAGTGATAGACTCTGTAGAGGTACCCGTGAAATCCCCCGACCTCAACATTTTCTTCAAGAAGATGGGTATTAAGCCTCAAGTCAGATTTTTTGATGTCATAAAAAGGGAGCTATAGAAAATGAGCGGACTTCTTCCGTCCTTTGCGGATTATGACAGAATTATCAGACAGAGTAGACAACTGGAAGAGGATAAGCAGCGGTATGATAAGGCCGTGGACTCTGTTAAGGATAAGTTTAAGGAGTGCGCAGAAGAATTGCGGACAAGAATGTTTAATGTGCAGGCACAATTTTGGCTTTCAAAGGCTAAGTTAAGCAGCGCCTTATGCACCCGTCGAGCTGGCAAGTCAGAGGGGGCAAAAATAGAAATGTTAGCAACTGCGTTGGATGTGCCTAACGCTAACGTACTCTACGGTACTATCACGAAAGATAAGGCACGCGCAATTTGCTGGAAATCCTTATTGCGTGAGATATCCCGATGTGGACTAAGACCTTGCCTTAGGGGGGACTTGACAACTTTTGAGGAGGCTGATTATAAAACTGACGACGTGCGAATGGAGATCTTCTTTAAGAATGGGGCTAAAATAAAGCTTACAGGGTTCGATTCCACAGATAAAGAAATGGATAAAGTACTAGGCGAACCGTATGACCTAGTTATTTTGGATGAAGTGCAATCGTTTCGAGGAAACATTTCAGACTTAGTTTACAAGCGTCTGTACATCACGGTTGCGGAGAGAAGGGGGCGGATTAAGATGATAGGGACTCCCGGTGATGTGCGGATGGGCTTCTTTTATGAGGTCAACTGTACAGATGTAAGGCAGAAATTACCTTGGGAGCTCCACAAATGGTCATGGAAAGATAACATCGGAGTAAGCACCCACGAGTCCACCAAAGGGCTGTTGATGTGCGACATATTTAGACAGGAGTTGGAAGAAATTATAGCACTGAATCCAGAGTTCATATTAACTCCTGAATACCATCAAGAATGGCTAGGCGAGTACTTCATAGACACTGAAAATCTTATCTATAGGTTCGACCCTGCAAAAAACATAGGGGATCCTCCGACTATTATAGAGCATGCCATATTAGGGGTAGACCTTGGGTGGCAAGATGAGTCCGCCTTTGTTGTTCTAGGCTGGAGTGATAGTAGCCCTCTATTACATGAGCTGCATTCATTTAAAGCATCCAAAATGGACTTGGACGAAGTGGCCATGAAAGTAATGGAGTTACGAGAGCGGTATCCGCAGATATTTCAGACCGTTGTTGACAGTGCAAATGCCCAAGGTATTCAGACTATTGAAAATCGGTACCATTTGCAACTGATTAGTGCAGATAAGTACGGAAAGTTTGAGCATATCCGATTATTGAATACGGACTTGCAAAGAGGGAGGATAAAGTGTTTAGAAGGATCGGAGTGGGCAATAGAAATGTTGAAGCTCAAAAGAAAGTATAGGTTTAATGCTGGGGAGAATGGCAAGGTTGTCGAAGACCCTAGAGCGGCTAATCACCTTTGCGATGCAGCATTATATGCATATCTACAGTGTCGTCAGTATTGGTATAAGGAAGTAGTAGTGGATCTCACAGATAAAAGCTCGCGGAAGTACCAGTCAGACTTGGAAAGACAAAACAGATTATCAAGGGACAAGCAAACTGAAACAAATTATTATGATGGTGAGGTAGATTTATGGAGCAGCTGGGCAACGAGCGATTATTAGTAACGCCATGGTATCTAATCGAAGATGAGGATACGGCGCGCAGAGAGCTTATTAGTGCATTAATTAAAATATCAGAGGGTGATTTTCGGCTTGAAGAGCATACAAGGTACCTAAAGTTGTATTCGGGTCTTCCTCAATTGTCTAATTTGGGGTTTTACACCTCTACAAGTTACAATTATCTACGGGCTAAGAACAAGATGCGCGAGAAGTACCGCGTAAATTATAATGTAGTTAAATCGGTAATAGATACACTGGTGGCCAAAGCTTGTTTAAATCCCCCAAAAGCTACCTTAATCACAGAAGGTGGGGATATCTGTGATAGGTTAATGGCTCATAGGCTAGACAAGGCCATTTATATGGTAATGAAGCAAGGAGGAGTGTTTAAGAATTGGGCGCAATTTGTGAAGCAAGCCTTAGTTCATGGTGACTGTGAGATAAAAGTATATGCAGATTTAGCATGCAAGCAGGTAAAGTTTGAGAAAATACTACCTCCTGACCTTTATGTACACAATTTAGACGCTATGTACGGCGACCCTACTTGCAAATATCAGACAACTTTTATGCGCAAGGATATTTTGTTTGCCAAATACCCTGCATTTGAGGAAGTCTATTTTAAAAAGTACAAAACCTCCAGCGTAAGATTGGACAGCCAGTTTATTTCTAAAAATAAGATAGATACCCAAACAGAATACGCGGAGTATGTGGAGTTACTAGAGGCTTGGAAGATAAAAACTTCCCCAAGGGATAAAGGTAGGCACATGATTGTGTGTCGATATGGCACTATTTTAGATGAGTCGTATGAAGAATACACTCACAGGTTTGCTCGGCTAAGCTGGAATCGCCCACACATCGGATATTATTCCGATGGTGTGGCTAGCCAGTTAAGTTCGAAACAAGATCAAATAAATATGATTCTTAGTTTTATGACGGAAGCGGCGGAAAAATCTAAATCCCCTAAGTTGGTTGTGTATAATCAAGATTTAAGCAAAAGTCTGGACATAAAAACCAATGACATTGGACAAATACTTAATATTTCAGGAACTAGCAGGCCTGAATGGCTGTCATTTGGAGGATACCCTCCTACGGAATTTGAGCGGTTGCAGTGGTTAATACGTTCTTGCTATGAAGAAGTCGGACTAAACCAAATGAGTTCTACTGGAAAAAATATTATCGGATCTGGAGCATCAAAAGTAGCACTTCAGGAGTTTACAGACATTGAATCGGACAGATTTCAAGAGTTTGGTAAGGCTCTAGATAATTTTATGGTTGACCTTTGTGGTAAGACCATTCTAGCCTTAAAAGACTTGAAAAAAGGTGGCGTTAAGGAGTTATATGGCTCATATAATGGCGCGTATTGTGAGGTAGATTTAGAAAAAATCGATTTTGAGGATGACTATGATTTTACGATAGTAACTAGCTCTATGCTGCCGATGAGTTCTTCTGTGCGTAAAGATTTTGTTAGCGATTTATATAACAGTGGCATAATTGATAGCACGAAAAGGCTAGAATTACTACAAATGCCTGACTTAGAGCAGTATAATAAGATAACGCTTGCCCCTAGAACCGCTATAGAGATGCAAATTGAAAAAATTATTGATACTAAGGATGAACAATACATATTAGTGAACGAGAATTTTGACCTGAAATATGGGTTACAATTTGTGACTGCTTTACTATGTCAATACTCATATGATATGGATACAGAGAATGGGGATACCGCTAAGATATTAAACTTGTTAGAGCAATTTAAAGTGAATTTAACTATTAAGCTGCAAGAGATGCAGGCAGTGCAGCAGCAGTTGGTTCAGCAATTACAAGCGGCTCCTATTGGAAACCCTGCGCAGGTTAGTGTAAGTTCGGCGCCAAGCGCGTCTTAAAGGAGTTTTTATGACAGATACCGCACCAGCAACAACCACCTCTATTGTCGAGGAGACTTTGACCCCTCCTACTTCTTCAGAGGTAGTAGCTCCAGAAGCTACACCTTCGAAGGATATCATACCCTCAGCTCCAGCTCCAGCCCCTAATGTAGATGAGCTAAAAAGCAAAATAGCGGAGTACGAACGAAACATAAAAGAGTTACAGGACAAGGCAAGTGCTCTGGAGCAAGAATCTTCAGAGTATCGGGGAAAGAAAAGTTTGTTATCCCTGATTGAAGGGCTAAGTCCATCTGCTATTCAATCCTTAAAAGCTAAGGATGTATGGTCTTTAATTGATGCAATGGAGATGAAGGATGAAGACCTGCTAGAGACGGTCGCTAAAGGGCGCCCTCAAATATCTGTGGAAGACAGAATTGCTAGAGAGTTCGAGAAGCTAAAACAGGCGGAGACTAAAGCCGCAGAGCAGAGACAAAAAGAACAGTACCAGAAGCTCAGAGAAGGACATGCAAAGAATCTATCAGATTGGTTAGATAAGTCAACCGTCGAGCCAGAATATGAAAATTCTCACGCTATTTTAAAATTTATTCGAGAAGAAAAAGACATGCCTGTAGAGCAAGTACTTATTGATATGGTGGAAAAACGAGGAATAACTTATGGGGAGGCGGTAAATGTACTTGCTAAAGAGGTTCAAGAAAAAGTTTTACGATACACGTCTTTAAAATCGCTTGACTTAGAATTATCAAAGAAATATGATAAAAATAAGACACAAGTTTCTGGAAATGAGGAACTTACATCTGACGATAAGAAAGAAAAAGAAGTTATAAAGACCCTTGAAGCTAAGATAGAGTCAGCACCAAAGACATCATCCCTTTACGATGACGATGGAGTCGATGAGACTACATTGCCATTGGATGCACTTGTGGCGAGACTGAAGCGGAAGGAAGCAATGAGAATTGCAGCCCTTCGCAAAAAAGCTTAAGGGTCAAACTTATTAATAGCCCTTAAGCGCAACACCTAGCTTAAGGAAATAATATGGCCGTTACTACTAGTGGGCTCCTCCCCGATAATGCCGAGGTAATCAAAAATTTACAAAATATCGATAAATCCGCAAGTGAAATATTATTCACCCATCGCCCATTTTTAGGGATGATAAAGAAAATAGACGACTTATATGGAAAGTCCTTTACCTATTTAACAGATTTATCTCTGTCGGGAGGGGTATCTTCTGATTGGGCAGTTGCAGATAGAAATAGGACAAACCCTGGCAGTAGGGTGCAATGGATTTTGAATACTGGGCCTTCCTCCCCTTATGGCGGAATGTGGGAATGTACTGGGGAGTTCGAAATCAATGAAAGGACACTTCGTTTAACGTCTCGGGAGGGATATGGCGCATTCTATGAGGAATTTGCGCACGACCTGAAGGGGCTGAAGCGTAAAATGGGCGAGAGACTCAATCATTCCATTTATCGTAAAGCCCACGGAGGAATCTGCCAAATAACCTACACCCCTGCGGATACCAAAGTAGTTCTGAACGTCCCTCAAGAGCATGTATCATTTCTCCTAAACGATGAAGTTCAATTCGCTACCAATGTCTCAGGTGCGCCCGGAGTTTTGCGTGCGTCAGGGGCTTATATGTATGTTGTAGGAATTAAAAGACCTACAGTAGGAGGAACCGCGGAAATCACGCTGGCCACTTCTATCTCTGGGACTCCTTCAGCCGTAGATGCCACCATTACAGGTATTACTACAGGTGACTGGATATTATTTAGTGGCCAGCTAAATAATTCTATTTTAGGCGTGCAAGACTGGATTGTGGGAAGCACTGTAACAAATACTCCATTTCTGCAAGTAGATAGAACCAAAGACCCTGCCAAATTAGCAGGTCACGTATATGCAGGAAGTGTCTCTATAGAAAATACTCTATGTGATGCTATGAGAATAGTCGATTTTTATGGTAGTACAGTCGGAAATATAATGATGAATCCTGAAGACCTCAATCTTTTGAGAAAAGAGCTGATCAATAAGGAAGTTCGATTCAGGACGGCGACCTTAGACGGCGCGCTGGCGCAATTATCGTACAAGGCTATGGAGTTCGAAGGCACCCCTATTTACTCTGATAAGGATGTACCAAGGGGATTGGCGTTTTTGTTAGATATGACTACCTGGGAATTACACACAAATGGAGAATTAGCATCCCCCTTTGCAGTAGATGGGGGGGCTACTTCTTTAACTAGCCCAAATATTGATGGCAAATTAGTACGGTTTAGGACTTTTGCCCAACTATTGTGCAGGGATCCTTCGCGTAACATCATTGCCAAATTACCAATTACAGGATAAGTTTATGACAAGGTTAGGCTCTCTTCCGAAGTACCACAAATCAGCAGTCAAAGTCTTAACGGGGTCAATTACGTTAGGGACTGCCTCTATTACCTCATATACAGCTTCTTCTACCTCAGAGGCTGTTATTACCCGTACTGGAGTAGGTACGTATGCAATCACATTGAATGATACCTACAATAGTGCTTTAGAATTCCCCGGAATTATGATACAGTCTACAGCGGCGGCTGACTTAAAGGCTCAGATAGTCTCTTTTACTAATGGTATTCTGACTTTTCGAGTAGTGGCAGTGGCGGCCCCCACAGATCCTGTATCAGGTAGTGTGATATATTACAACATTGTATTGCGAGAGGCTATCTAACTTTACCTCCCCTTTTGTTAGATCTTGTCTTTTGCATGCCCCAATGCTACTATAGTAGTATTGGGGTTTTTTATTTAGGAGTGGGAAAATGGCAAGGAACTACACGTGGGGCGCATTACGTACAAAAATTAGACAGAGAACCAATAAAGAAATATCACAATTTGTTAAAGACTCAGAAATAGATGGGATGATGGAAGAGTCCTACGCTACTTTACATAATATACTAGTAAATCTGAATGAGAACTACATCTATAAAGAGTACCAGCTGGCTATTTATGCAAATACTACTAGGTTTGAGCTACCCGTAGATTTTTTTAAGTTGAAGGGAGTCACTATAGAAGATAACGGATATATACGTAGATTAGAGTTGGTGCCATGGGAACGTCGCTGTCATTATCAACAAACGTCTCCAGCGTGGGGAGGGTACCCTGTTGGTTATGCTTTAGTAGGTAGTCAAATTCAATTTTTTCCTACTTCTCAGTCAAATATATACGTTACAGTGGGATATATCCCTGCCGCACCTGTTTACATAAGTGATGAGACAGTTATAGATGGGATTTCAGGTTTTGAGACCTATATTATCTATTCAGTAGCTGCCTTAATTAGGGCGAAGGAGGAGAAGCCTGCTTCAGAGTTTTTAGCGCAAAGAGAATTAGCGTTGCAAAATATCCGTGCAGCAGCAACTCCTCGGGATATGGAAAATGCGGTAACGATAACTGACGTATTGGTATATGATATATGAGCATTTCTTTTGATGCAAACCCCACAGACAAATGGGACTTAGTAATATCTCAACTAATTAATGAAAATACTGGCGGCAACATTTTCGAGGATTTGAAGATAGACGCCACTAACCCAGTAACTATAAACCACGGGCTAGGAAGGGTACCTAAGGGGTATTTAGCTATTAAAAAATCAGCGTTCTGCGATATTTATCACACAGCTCTATCAATAGACTCAATAACACTAAAAGGCAATGCAGCCTCAACAATTACATTATGGATTTTTTAATATGACAACACCTAATTTAAAATTAAAACAAAGCATCGTCGGCGTGACGTCAGGGTCAGTGGCCGCGACTGCCGAGCAAGCTAATATAGGAATCCTCGATCTGCATGATCATAGCGAAGGTAAGGGGGTGAAAATACCCTCAGGCGCTATCAATATTAATTCCGAGTTAGGGTTCAATAATAACGGAGCCAGCAACTTAAAGTTTACTGCATTCACTTCACAAAACGATAATATTGAAAGCAAAAATACGCTATATTGCAAGGGCGGAGAATTATATTATATAGATTTTGCAGGAAACTCTGTACAGATAACTAACAATGGCTACTTATACCTTAATTCATTGATTGGTGGGTCAGTATTTTTAGATGGGGGTAACTCTAGGGGAGCTGACTTATCTTTGGGTACTAAGGATGCGTATTCTTTTTCATTTAAGACGAACGATGTTAATAGATTTACTATTTCCTCAAATGGCTTATTGCAGTTTGATGCTGATTGGGGCATTTACCCTACTTCAAACAATTCCTCTGGTGATTTACACGATGTTACTGTTACCAATTCCTCGTATTTAAGACTTACGGGGTCTGCAACTTCTGTCTCTGGGTTTATTAGTGGCGGAGCAAGCAAGATACTGTTATTGACTAATCAGACAGGCACAGGAATAATAATTAAGAATGAAGGCGGCAGCTCTTCCGCAAGTTTTAGAATTGTGACGGGCACAGGTAATGATATTTCTTTAGCCAACAATGCTTCTGCGCTTTTTGTGTATAATGAAAACATTTCAAGATGGTCACTTTTAACAGGAGCGGCTACTTCAGCAACTCTTGTGTATCCTAACGCTGACGTGAATGATAGGGATAGCACTCAAGTTTTTACAGCGGCGGATAATCGAGTCCAAGTTTGTACCCCCACCTCACATCGGATCTACACCTTACCTTCCCTCGGAATTTCAAAAGGGGATACGTGGACTATTCACAATAGAGGCGCAGCAGGGGCTGCAACAATTGCTATTAACTCAAGCAATGCGAATATCATCGATTTTGTGTTACCTCTAGGTATGACCAAATTTATAGCACTAGTAGATAGTCCTACCTCTAACTCGGATTGGGGTGTTATAGAGGCCAGAAGCGGATGGACGGATTTAAATATCCAGGATAGTAATTTTGTTGATGGTTTTGGCGTGTTGTTTGATCGTCGAATCTTTTTCCGTCGAGAAGGAAGAGATCTCGTTATTAAAGGGCGGATAACTTCAGGGTCAGTCCCTGCCAGAGAGGGGACTATGACTTTGCCCCAAATAGGCAGCACTCAGCTTACTTGGGATATTTTCCCAGGGCTATCAGCCCAGAAATATGCGTTCGGAGTAGCACAAAGAATACCCCCAGTATCTTCTACCCCCGAAAATTTAGCAGGGTATACAATGGCATGGATCGGCAGCCCTTTGGGTACGACTATGATCCAATTGGCTGCTAATGTAGGGAATAGTTTATATATCAGCAATAATTGTCGAGATATTATCGATTCTGGAGATGCTGTAGGATTCATTAATGTTGTAGTACCCATTACGCAGTTTAGAGGGTAGAAATATGGCAACTAGCTCTCAAAATATAAATCTACAGTTTTCCACTGCTATCAATGATAAGACGGTGGATGAATCACGAGATTTTAATAAATTAATAGCCGCGGAGAATACACAATTTATTTATGATGGGTCTTTAGAAGTTTCTCAAGGATACGATAAATTGGACGGGGTCTTAGAAGATCCTCTACAATACATCTACCCATTTCAAGGTTCCTTTGCAGCAGCCTCTAACAGTAAATTATATGCCTATGACACTGAATTTCAGCGGTTTACGGAAATGGGGGCATCTGCAACCTTGGGGGTTGAAACGAATGTAGTATATAAGCCCACTTCTTCCACTTTAATCCAGCAAAATATGGTTAGACTTCTAAATACTGATATATATTGTATTACTTGGGTAGATCCTTTGAGTACTACTGCATGGTTTTCAGTATACAATTTAAAGACAAAAACATTTATAGTATTGCCCCAAGCCTTAGAAACTAATTACACTTCTATAAAAGCAGTAGCACTCCCTAGGATAAATTCATTTTTATTAGTGACATATTCTCAGACGTTGGATCGGCTATCTGGCAGAAAGTATGATTTAAATTCACGGACGTTAGGGAGTGAGGTGACTTATTGTTATGAGATCCGACTAAAGTCCAACAATATTCCACTGTGGGATATTTGTCCATATCTTGGGGAAGCAGGAGCCACAGTTGCATACATTGACAATATTACGGCACTTGTAAAAGCGTTTAATATTACAGAGGACAATGTGATTGGAAATGGCAGTAATGGTGCTTACGCACCTGCCACTTTTTCAGAAACTGCTAATGAGGTTGTGGCAATAAATAGAATAGGCACTTCTCTATTCATCGCCTGGAATCAAAAATATAATCTTCCAGAAAGCCTACACATCGGTGTATACAGTTCTAGTTTCATCCCAAAAACTACCCATACTATAACATCCTCTGTCGGGTTACCAATAGAAATCGGTAAAATATCTGCGGTTACCGCAGGGGTAGTAGGGGATACAGTCGTAGCGTTTTTTGATACAGTAGAAACTACTGATAAAAGCTCGGGCAAACTATATAAAGCGGTTACGGGATTGTTGGATAACAGCCTAGCCGTTTCAAAATTGCAATGGGGGTGTTTCTTAGCATCAAAAGCATTTACGAATAGTGCAGGGCTGCCCACGGTCATGGCGATCCACAAGTCAACGGAGCAATCAGCATACTTTGCGATTGATGCGGATCGCAACATTAACGCTCAATTTCAAGTGGGTACGGCTGGAGATGCGGATGTTTCGGGGGATTTATGGGGAATAACCGAAGCCTGCGATGATGGGAAGTCAGTTCATATAGCAACCTTAGTAAAGGGAAAATTATCTAGTCAGTCTGGTGTATTTTATAGTCTATCTGGAATTGGGTTGACAACTTTATACAAAAATACTCCCATCACTAGTATAGAATTTGGGGGAGGGTTATACACTTCGGGGGGTATGCCTCGGTACTATGACGGCGTGCATATTAGAGAAGCAGGATTCACGATATATCCAGAAGGGTTAGAAATTAGAGAGACGGTATCTTACATTGGCGGCATAGAGCCAGGTACTTATTCTTATAAGGCTACGTTTGAATACTACGATAACAAAGGGAAAATTTTTGAGTCAAAAACTTCTACTGCGATTAGTACAGTGATTCCAACAGGGTCTCAAACTTATAAAACAGTGGTAAGAGTCCCTATTAACTTAGTTACAGAAAAACCTAAAATAATTGTGTCTTTATACAGAACTTTGAATGGGGGGACGGTTTTCTATAAGTTGCCTACTTCTCCTCTATCCACGCTTATTGTAGATCCACTAGAAACTCAATTTGTAGATATTGATGACGTTTTTACAGATAATGAATTGAAAAGTAATCAAACGTTGTATATTACTGGGGGGATTTTGGATAATGCAAATTTTCCTAGCTGCAAAATAATTAGGAATCTCAATGGAAGGATATGGTTCGGAGGCTGCGAAACCCCTAGTAAACTCTATTATAGTAAAACCTCTAATTTATTTCAGGCGTTACAAGTAGCGAGTGAGTTGTATTATGATACTTTGGAAGGCGGAGGGGTGCAAGCATTATTTGAATTTAACTCTAGCGTGGTAGTTGCAAAATCTGAAGGTATTTTTATTGTCACTGGAAACCCTGTATTAAATAACCTACAAGGTGGAAGTTTACAGCCAATTAAAAGTATTGCGGCTAACATAACCGCGTTAAATCAGCAAGGAATATGTAGTTCACAATTTGGCATTTTCTTTGTTTCTCGAAGTGGGATTAAACTTTTTACTAGCGCAGGTATCCAAAATATAGGAGACCCTATTTCCACAAAACTAGTCCCTGAAGAAATCACCAAAATCACATACAATGAACGACGGCAGCATCTTCGTGTATTCACTCTCGATACCTGCTGGGTTCGGGATATGGGGCAAAATACCTGGTTTAATTGGAGCAATTGGGCGGCAAAAGACATGACTGAAGTAGAGGGGCTTGATCATTTTATTAAGCCCGATGGGGCTGTTCGAAAAGAAACAGACAGCCCTACTATAGATAATGTCGCTATTTCTTGGAAGATTAGGTCAGGTTGGGTGACTACATATGAGATGGGCAGAGTTATTACTATCTGGCCAAGATTTAGATATTATTCAAGTCAGTCGATACAGATAAATTTATATTACGATTATGAGCCTAACTATTTTGACAGCTTCACCATAGATACAAAAAAAATTGTCAATTCTAGTAGTGTTTATGGTATTGAAGACGTATATGGGGACGAAGTATTGTACGGTGGAGGGTATAATAATGATCTAGCCATTGAAGTCCAGCCTACTCGACAAGAATGTAGGGCAATTTCATTAGAATTTATTATATATAATAATGGAGATCCACTAGGAAGAGGAGTAGGACTACTAGGGGTTACTCTGGAAGTAGAAGGTACAGCAACTCGGATTCAAGTTCCTGCCAGCAAGGCAATTAGGGAGGATTAATATGTCACATTACTCGGACTATATTAAAGAGAGAGAAGGGTATGAGTGTATAGAAAATGATAGAGGCTTTATTACTTTTGTTGTTTCAGCTAATATTTGTTATATTCGTGATATATATGTAGTAAGATCTGATAGAGGAATGGGGGTAGCAAAGGGATTATTATCTCAAGTAACTGATTTAGCAAAGTCTCGGGGGGTAAATGTGCTCGGCGCTACAGTATGTACCACAACTAATGGGGTGGAAAACTCAATGAGTGGCCTTTTATACCAGGGATTTAAATATTCCCATGCTGAAGGGAACTTATTATTTTTTAAAAAGGAGATTTAGCATGGGTTCAGGCAATCCAATTAGTAATTTATCAAAGTCTTTTGGTAATATAGGCTCTGGGAAAAATCTTGTAGGCTCCTTCCTTTCCCTCTCATCAGGGGGGCTGATAGGGCCTGGAGATGCTCCTACTCAGCAACCTATCCCTTCTTTGCAAGATCGGGTAAACGCTTTAGAATCAGCAGGAATTTTTGGGGGGATGTCCCTAAAGGATTTTCAAAATCAAAATTTAAATTTTATGCAAGCAGGTAGAGATTTACAGAACACTGGAGTAGGGTACACGAAAGAGGCAGCTGCAAATGCAGAGAACGTGTTATCAGGTAAAGCCCCCTCCGTTGCACAGTTACAATTTCAACGAGGTATGGATGATATCCTGAACTCTCAATTTTCAGCGGCACAAAGTGCTCCCGTTGACCCAGCAATAGCTTACCGGGCAGCGCAAGATGCGGCTAATCAAGCTCGTCAGCGAGCGGTATTAGATGCTGCGATGCTTAGGGCATCGGAGCAAGCTGCCGCTAGAGGAGAGCTTGGAGGATATGGAGGGCAGCTAAGTCAGGTAGGGATGAATCAGCAAGGATTATACGGCAATCAACTGTCCAATACTACAGGAGAGCTAGTAGGTACAGGGCAGCAGCAAGCTGCTCAGCAGTTTGGGGCAGGGCAACAACAATTTGCGGCAAATCAGCAAGACTATATGAACACCTCAAATTTATTTTCACGTATTCTAGGGGGGTTAGCAGGTGGCGCCGCTGCCTATCTGGGGACTGAAGCTGGTGCAAAGGCTGTACGGTTACCTCAGGGCGGCACATCAGGTACTCGGGGTCTCGTTCGTTGATAAGGGATAAAAAATGGGAACAATGTTAGATGCTTTAAATCAATTTTATTTGTCGCGACATGGGGTTATGGGGGGAGACCCAGGGGCGTTACTTGGGCAGGCTGGTACCTTATCCTACGACGCTCCCCAGCCTCTTCCACAGATTGCTCCCCCAGCCTCCGCCCCCGTAGCTGCACAACCCTCTGTAGATCTTCAAGCTTTGCAGAGTATACCACAAATGGGGCAAACCACGAAAATCGGGGAGACCTCTCAAGGGATTTCACCAGAAGGAAAAGCAGCACTCGCAGAGTCTGCACAGAACATAAAATCAAATTATGGGCAACAGTTAGATTATTTAAAAGCAACTTCCCAAGCTGAAAAGGAACAGCAAGATGTTGTAGACAAGAAGTTAAACACTACCCCTTTAGAACAAGCTACTCAAGCAGTGGCCTTTAATCAGGCAGCGGTAGATGCATTGAAGAAAAATGTGGGAGAAATTGATGGCCAAATTGAGAAACTTAAAAATTTCAAATTCCAAAACTTCTGGGCTGATAAAAGCTCAGAGTACAAAGTAAAGGCAGCTATTTCCGTTGGATTAGGGGCATTAGCTCAAGGATTATCGGGGGTGGGGGAAAATATAGGGATGACTCTGCTACAGAAAGCCATGGATGACGATAGTCGCATGCAGCAGCAGGCATATTCCAATGTCATCAATAGTATTAATCTTTTAAAATTGTCAGCAGACCAGAAAAATACTCTGATGACCAGAGCCAAAAATCAGTATGATGCATATAAGATTGCTAGATTTGATGCAGTACAAAATATGGTACAGGATCAAGTAGCTCGGAACCCTAAACTAGCGTCCTCCCCAGAATTGCAACAAGCGATGTTCGCTCTTAACAACAGCAGGGAAGCAACAATTCAGAATGTTATAAAAGATCAGTATGACCGAATAGCTACAACCTCAGCAGTCCAGCAATCACCATTAACCCCCTCCGATTGGAAAGATCAGGCAAAGCCTGACTCAGGGACTAATTTAGGTAATTACAATAAGGCTGTGGACGATTACAATTTCACTAAAAATCTGGATGCTTCAGGGCTTCAAAAGGCGATTATTGTTAATCTGATTGCTAACAAACTAAATCAAAACTCCTATGACCCTGCTAAGTTTGATTTGAGGTCTATGAGTACCGTAGGGCAGTATGCAGACGCACTTACTGAAAAATTTGCCGGGCCGGATGCAACTAAATATGTTGCAAAGGTAAAAGAGTTGATTGCAAGAGATCTAGATACAGCCTATGATAATGTAAAAGGCCAAATTCCAGCGGCTATGATTGCTGGGAAACGGCATTTTAATGATATTAATGCCTACGTCAGAAAATTACCAGCGGAAGCCCTATTGCGTGCGAAAAAAGCGGAATATCCTAGTTTTGGGCTACGTCCGGGAGGTAATTAGGAAAAAATATGCCAATTTTAGTCAATTCGAAGGGCGAAAGATTTACCGAATCTGATGCCAATAATATTTATAACGCAATAAAGTCAGGCGAATATACTCTAGAGCCTGGCTCAGAACTAACCGTCAGGGATCCTACTGGGGATCCTTGGAGTTTGGATGCCAAGGCAGGGGATATAAATAATCAATTAACACTTGCTTTAGAAAATGGCGCAAGGTTTGAAACCGCTAAGGAAACTTTTGAACGGAAATACCCCGAGCTAACTGGACTAGGGGGGTCAGTATTAATTGGGGGTGCGTCTTTACTGAATACAGCGCTTTTTGGTGCTCCAGCATACATAACCTCCCAAACTTTATTGCCAGACGATATTTCTTTAATCAAGGGCGCTCAAGAATCCAGCCCCATAGCTTCTACAATAGGTAGTATTGGGGGGTACTTTACTCCAACCGGGATAGGAGACGTCATTTCAGGGACGGCAGGGGTAGTAGGCAAGTTACTCCCTGAAGCTACATCAATTTCAGGCAAATTAGCAACCTCCGCTGTTACAGGATCCGCTATAGGTGCAGTCAGCGCAATCCCTACTGCCGTTACAGAAGCCTCATTTGGAGATCCTGGCAAGGCGGCTGACAATTTTATAGCACAAATAGGGTCAGGAACCCTTTTAGGGGCAGCAATCAACCCTGTAGGAGATATTATTACTCAAGGGATTATGAAGCTAGCTAGCCCTAGTTTACTGGATAAGTCGCGGAAATTGATAAATAACGTAGTATCTAAGGATAATAATTTTACTCCTGAACAACAAAAAGTATTTGATACTTTGTTAGAAGACCCAGAGACTCGCCAGCAGGTATCTGAATTAAATGCCAATGTAGAGAAGGATGCTATTGCTTCCACTATACAAAATTTGGGAGATCTAGACACCCTCCTAAATAAAGATGTACAGGAATACTATGGCAAGGAATTTGATGGGATTACGTCTCAAGTAAGTGCAGCCTCTGCTGCTGAAGGTTCCGCTAAGATACAAGATTTACTGTTTACTGCGGAGCAGCAAATCTTGGCCTCTCCTGAAAGCTATAATAAAGATTTCTTGAAATCCATTGAAGCCGCTAGAAATACGTTAAAATTAAGGGGGGCTTCCCAAGTAAGAGCTGCGGAAAGGGCATCTGAAAGATATGGGGTATCAGGCGAGCCTACGGCTTCCACACCTTCTGCGGAACCCGAGGTAGCTCCTCCAAGGGTTTCAATGGAGGAAGTCACAAATAAAACTAGTGAGCTCCAAGACTATGTACAGGGGGCTGCATCAAATATTGACATGTCTATTGCGGATATACGGCAAGCTGCCCAGTCGTTTGGGGAAGGAAGCATAGCACCCCCTACTCCTGTCCAAATACCTGAAGGGATGGGGAAAAGGGCGGCAAAAAAACTACAGTCTACGGCAATTAATCCTGTGGATGATTTTATTTCGAAAAGCACCAATAAAATAGACTTATTAGACCAAAATGTGAAGGATTTCACAGCATCTTTATCCGATAAAGCAACAGAATTACAACAAAAGATATCTTCTTTTTCTATCCAAGGGATCGATGAGGTTGCTCCTAAACTAACTCAAAGCTTTATGACCACTACTACTCAAAAACTAGATGCTTTAAATAAGGACATTAGAGACTTTAATACTAAAATATTTAATAAAATGGATGTATTGAGGAAGGATACTAGGGAATTCACAATAAAAGATAAAGCAAGTCAAGAGGTTTTGCAGAAAAAATTAGAGCAGTTCGATATGAAATCTAAAGGTCGGGTGGACGCCATTCAAAAAGATATCAGAGAGCTAAGTGCAAAAATTACGAATCGGTTTGAAGGCTTGCAGTCTGATATAAAGGCGTTCGGCAATAAAAGTACGATGATTGCACAAGAGAGAACCTTACTACCACTTGAGCCGCCTTCAATCCCTCAACCCCCCTCATTGGAGGAGATATACCAAAAAGTCATTGCGAGTCGCCCAGATATGGCAGGCATGGCGGCTAAGGCATGGGAAAGGGCAAAAATAAAGGCTTTAAAAGAGGCGAGGACTCAAATAGGATATAAAGCAGGATTCGGGGTTGCTAGGTTATCTTCCGATCAAACTCCTCAACTGGCTAAACAACTATACTCTGATATCTCAGACGTTGTGAACCAGGTATACGGGCAACCTTTTATTAAATTGTCCGATACTTATACGCAGGCGAGGGATGCACTGAAAGATATAAAGCGGTCAATTGTAACGGGGGACAACATATCTGCCGCAAAAGTAAAGTCTTTAATTTCCAATAACCCTGCAAAACAGCTACAGTTGGAATCATTAATTGCAAAAGTTGAAGAGTTACAAGGGCAAATAGGACAAGGCACTAACCTTAGAGCTCGCATGGATAAGACCTTATTTAATGTTAGAGCACGTAGAATGTTGCAAGGTAAGGCTAATCCCCTTATTGATTCCTCTATGGCGGCAGGAGCAGTAGGGTCTGCGGCAATAGGATCTGCGGTTCCTGCGGTAGGAGTAGGGGCCTATAAACTGTATCAAATGCTTAAAAATCCCAAAGTAGCGCTTTCTTTCATGAGTGTATTAGAAAGAGGTCAGGCAAAAATATCGAATACCATTTCCGCAATATCCCGAGGCACTAAATATACTGGGGTCAAACGCCCTACTCTTACGGGGGCATTTGCAGGATTGGCAGAAAATAAGAATGATCAGGTAGCGCTATCTGTCCAAGCGTATCAAAAGGCTAGTGATGCTACTAGGGTGCAGACAGGTATTGAAAACAACTTAGGGGAATTAAAAGTAACAGCACCTAATTTACTAGCAAATAGTACGGGAAAGCTGTCTCAAATAGCTCAGTTTATGGTATCAAAATCCCCTAACATTTCAGTAGATGCATTTACGCAAAAACCTACCATTCAAGACTCCCAACAGAAGGTTGATAATTTTCTGATATATGAGCAAGCTGCTAGTAACCCCTTGCAGGCGCTTCAAGACCTAGTCAATATGAAAAACGTTTCTCAAAATAGGGAGGTACTACAGCAACTGTATCCTACTATTTGGTCTCACTATTTCAATCAAACTTTGCAATATTTACAAGGTAAGGAAGTGGACTTTTCGGAGCGCAGGAAGTATAATACTTTATTGGGGGCTCAAGACTTAAATTTTTCTTTACCCTCTGTTAGTAATAACATATTATCTGCTAGTCCAGAGCCTAGGGCTCATAATAAACCTGCGCAAAATGTGGATACGACGGATACCGCGAGGCTAAGAAGAGGTGATTAATGGAAACTGAAAAAGTAATCGGCATACACGAAAGACTTACCCGTATTGAAACTAAACTAGATAGCTTATTGCAAAAGGATAGCAACCTCGAGCAAATTGTTGATGGTCATAGTAGTGATATCAACAAAGGCAAAGGGCTTGTATTAATCACCACAGTGGTAGGCCTATTGCTTAGTTTAAAATCATTATTTGGACTACATCAATAGACTTGAAATTTTTATCTAAGAGTTTTTATTTTTTATACTCCATAAAAATAGAATAGCAGCCCAAAAACTTTGAGTTATCAAGCTTATTACCATATAATTACAAATAGCTGAATGCTTATGTACTTCTTCTACCCCTATAAAAAGCAGCAAGATGCTCCCTGAAATGGCTGGGAAAACGATAGTTGCAATATATGGAAGTAAGACTTCTAATCGTTTTAAAAGAATTGCAATTTTTGCACGTTGGCCAAAGTTCATAAAAATAAAACTTGTAATGATGCAAAGCATAGCAATAATGGGGGACAATACAGCTAATGTTTTATTGCTAGGGGAAAATTCCGCAATCTGTAACAAATATATCAAGCCTATCAGAAACCCTGAAGGCCAAAACAGAATAATAGATTTACTAATCATGTATGCTACCTTTTTTAACTTACTAAACTTTCAATAGGTGCATTTCTATTGATTTTCGAATAGCGGTAGGGCTGCAAATGCAGTCTTCTTTGCCTTTATTGACTACTGCGTTTAATAATTCGTCGGATACTCTAAAAGTAACAGTAGTTGACTTGCGCTCTTTACAAGCCCCGTCACTAGCAGCCATGGCCGATACAGGTATTGCACCATTTATATATCCTTCCATTGCCTCCCTTATCATTCTTTGATAGGGCACTTGCTCTTGCTGCGCTTTCTTCAGCAGACGAGAAAACATATCGCTAGTTATACGCAAGGCAACCGTCCTATCTTTTCTATAATACTCAAAAGTTCGATAAGGCTGTTCGATACTTTGTGACTCCATTATTCCCCCCTATTGCTTTCTATTTTGTTTTTTCCGATTATTTTGGATTTCAAATGGGCTTCTATGGCATTTTTCCCACTTAAAAATCCATACATGACAACCACAGAATTTTGCAATTCTGGGTGTATTATAATAACTATACTAGCGATTATAAACCCTAAAAAGGTAGCCCTAACAAGCTCTGAAACCCGATCTTTATAGGGTATTGCACTAATCCTTCCCATTAATTAACCACTTCAATTGATGTAAAATTAATTTTCTATATGGGTTATCTATTTTTTGAAGCGCATTTAAAGCGAATTTGAGTTCCGCAGAGTTCTCAAAGCCTTCAAGTCCTAGCAAATAGTCTGTCGTAACCCCAAATATTTTTGCTAATTTGATAGTTACTTTTGTACTAGGCACCCTCCCATAGATTTCTATAGTATGTATTGTACAAGGCGCTACATTACATTTCATAGCTAGTTGTTTTTTAGTCATTCCGCGGCCTATTCTTAACTTACTAACCCGTTTACCTAATATGGAGGTCATTTAATTTTCCTTTCCCCTTTAAACTTATTACGCTAGTGGCTTTACGGATATTATAGTATTACACTTAAACTTTTCTCGAATTAAATAGGTAGGAATACCACTCCCTTTGTAAGCCACTAAAAATAAATAATCTTGGGACATAAACATCTGTTGACATTGCCCTATCAAGTCCATTAAAGAATCATTTAAATTTGCAGCACTTACTCGTATTATAACAAATGGATAACCTAGTGCGATAGAGTTAATTAGCTTTTTCACTTCAGTAAATGATACTGGATCTTCTATGTAAGCCAGTTGCAATTGATTGTGAGTTGCTATAACACTTTCTATATCGAATTTAGAAGGTATTATTGTAATTAAAGGGAATACCCTCTTTATTTTTTCCGTTGCCGATTTCTTCTTTTCCATATACTTCCTATCTTATTTAACTTTAGAGGCACTAAATTACCTCTTTATATAATTTTAACACACCTACTAGACGTTGTCAACACCGTGATCATATACTCCAGACCATAATTTTTCAGATTGCCACGGGTTGGAATTGGGCTTGAAGATTCTTTTACCTGATTTTGGGGGTAATGTTTGTATGTGAACCCATGAGGGGGTAGCACGTTTATCTTCAAAATAGAGCCCCATAGATTTTGCAAGCTCTAAATTGTCCAACACATAGTTCCATACTGACATTGACGTGTCTATTATATCTACCGCATGTCCTGTAATATGAAGGGATTTTGTAGCCCCTCCTACAGAATCATTTAATTTAGCAGGTCTCCAACCAGAAGATATTGAGATGTGACCAGAGTACTCTTTTAGAAACTCTTGAACTTTCCCTCTGAGTAGTTCTAGGTTATCTGCAATTTCTTTTGTGTATTCTTTCGGGAATTGTTCGTTGCGGCCTTTTAGTAGCATGCTTATTGTGAGCTTCATTTCTTTCTCCCTTTATTTTAAAATCTTATACCTACTCCAACCATAACTGTGGAATCCATAAAAAATGCCCCTGAAATGTAAGTATTTAGCAATCCTGTATCAAAAGTCGCTTGAATACCTAAATTTTGAAAGGAGGGGACTCGAAAAGAAGTAATACTATTTTTATATAATACACCTA